CACAACCTACGCCTAAAGTAGAAGGTGTGCGTTCAAGTAGTGAAATTCGTAAAGAATTGGATATGATTGGTAGACAAAGTGACGAACTACATGGTCAAGGTCTAGAAAGTGGAATCAAGTATGGAACACCTGAAGGCGAATCATATCAAGCACAACTTGGTCAGTTAAGTTCAAGAGCAAGAATATTAGAAAAAGAATTAGAACAAGCATTAAAAGCTGAAAAGACGGCAACCAAACAGATTGCTAAGAAAAAGGCGCCAAGTAATGTAAGTCAAATGCTAACTGATGAGCAAGCTAAGATGTGGAACACATTAAAGCAACCTGAGAATATCTCGCCAGTAGAAAAACGCATAAGTGAAATGACACAGGCAAACAGAGATAAATTAGAAGACAGTCTATTAAATCAATTAATGGATATGGATGTTAGTAGAGCTAGCAAAGAATTAGTCAGTCAACAATTAAACATTATAGGAAAGTATAGAATAAAATGACAACCCAAGAACAACTAACACAAGTATTCAACAATAACTTTGTTGCTTACTATCGCAGCCATGTAGCACATGTAAACATCTTAGGTAGAAACTTCTATAGCGACCACAAGTTGCTACAGAAAATCTACGAAAGACGACAAGAGCAGATTGATAAACTAGCAGAATTATTGCGTAGTATTGATGATTACATGCCTTGCGAAATACAAGATGTATTGAACCAAAGTGAAATCGGTACTGGTATTTTTGAAGAAGATGCAGACGGTTTCTTGCATGGAGTCAAAGATGATTTGGAACTATTGAAAGGTAGTTACGAAGGATTAATGACTGTTGCCGAAAAAGAGGGACATGAAGAAATAGCAAACTATGCTCAAGAACAAATATTAGATTTGGCAAAGAGCATTTGGATGCTAGATGCAACATTAAGTTAAGACGCCGTAAGTGCTATCAAGAACCCAGCAGATTTTGCGTCTTTCTAACTGGGGCATCAACGAATTGGCAGGCGAGTTTGTTAAGCACTTAATTTTTTATAAGCATAGGAACCACGAACGTCATAACCATTTCGTTCGTGTAGTTTGAGGAAGGCTTGTTGATCTTTACGCATTGTGGTAGAACAGATAATTGAGACCTGCGCCAAAGTAGCAAAGGCCGACCACAGTTCTAACATGTCTTTGACAAGTTCAACTCGTTCTCGTGCGGATAAGTGTAATGAGAGATGTGCCATTTTAACAATGACCATTTCATCATCGGACCAAGGACTGCGTTCGCCTGTCTTGGCCCAAGTGTAGGCAACAATATTGTTGTCTTGGTCTGAAGCAACTGATACTAGTTCGGTTGTAGGACCATAGAATTGATTGACTATTGCAAGTGTAATGTTGCGACTATATGCAACGGGGTCTGGGGTAAAGATAGTATCTATTTCAGTTTCAAAGTGGTCTTGTGCCATTTTGACAATGTGAGGTACATCATGCCCAGTAGCAGGTCTCCAAGTATATTTCATTTCATTTCCTTACAAATAGCTATTTAATGGAGTTATAAATACAGAATATGGAAAAGAAAATAGAAACAGAAGCAGAAGAAAAGCCAAAGAAAGGTCGCGGGGGCGCTAGACCAGGCAGTGGTCGTCCAAAGGGCGGTACCAACTCCGTCAGCATTAACGGTCTATTAGATGCTCTTGACAAGAAAAGCCCGGGTAAGAAATATGAAGATATTCTTATGGAAGATTTCTTAGAAGCACGAAAGAACAAAGATACTCAGCTAACACTGAAATATCACAATTTGATATTGAACAAAGTAATGACTCATGTACATAAGATTGAGGTTACTGACAGTCAAGAAGCAATAGATGCTAAACAGTTAGCTTTTACTGAAGCATTAGCCAAACTTACAGGATTTAAGAAAGACTGATATGAAAGACGGATTGTACGCTAACATACATGCTAAAAGAGAACGCATAAAAGCTGGATCTGGAGAAAAGATGCGTAAACCAGGCACTAAGGGAGCTCCTACAAGTAAAGCGTTTAAACAAAGTGCTAAAACGGCTAAAAAAACAAAGACTAAATAATAGTATGCCTTTAATTAAATCAACTTCAAAACCAGCATTTCAAAAAAATGTGAAAAAAGAGATTGCTGCCGGGAAGCCCCCTAAGCAAGCAGTAGCGATTGCCTATGCTACTAAAAGACAGGCAGCAAAGAAAACAAAAGGAAAATCAAAATGAAATATAATCCAGCAACTAGTACATCTAGCGATGGTTTCAGCCGCAACAATTCGGCAAAGGTATTAGTCAATCAACATACAGGTTATATGAATGATGGTAGACTAGTTAACAAAGGTCGTGGCCCAACAAAAGGTAACGATGGATCTTGTCATCACAGTGGTATGTCTATGACAGGACATAAACCAATGGCTGCGGCAGTTCCTGCATTACCTGCACAAGGATCTGTTCGTGACAACATTAATCGTGGCGCACAAGTTCGCAATCCAGGCGGCACTCGTGCATTTGATCCTAAGATGGGTCAGAACTATAAAGGCAACGCAGACTCTATTAATATGGGTCGCGGCCCAACGAAAGGTAACATGCAATGACAGCATATCAAATAGCAGGACCTGCATTTGAACTAGCGGCTAGTTCAACTCCAGCAACAGGTGATATAACAATTACAGAAGTCACTGGCAATCTTGGTGGTGGAAAGACACCTTTGTATTTGAAAGTTACAAACTCAAGTTCAACGGTTCCAGTTCGTTTTGACGCAGATACCACAGTACTAACTGTGGCAACTGCAGGAACAATTATTGGTGCAGGACAAACTGAATTTATTCAAGTATTAAATTCTAATGCATTTCAAACAATATATGTCGCTGCAAGTGCAGGAAGTGCCGTTACATTGTTTATCACACCAGTATTAATAGTAGGATAAAAGGAAATATTATGAAATCAACTAACCCACAAGGTAACAAAGAGATCAACCAAAAGCGTGGCCCAACAACTGGCAACGTGGCTACTGGTGACAAGCGCACTACATTCATGAAGGAAAAATCCACAGTGAATTCAGAACGTGCCACTATTGCCAACATGATTACTGACGCATTAGGTATGCGTGGTCGTGGTCAAGCTGGTAAAACAAATCCTGCACTAGAAGGTGTTCATAGTAACACTAATACTGGTCCTAAAAAGAACAGTACAGCAGATGGTAGCAAGTTGCCAAGTAAGTATAAGTCACCTAAAAAGTAATGGCTAAAACTACTAAATCAAAAACTGCTAAAAAGCCTATAGTCAAACAGACTATAGTGCCAAAAGCTAAGCCACTAAAGCGTCCAATGCCCGGTAGACAAGGTCCAGCTGGTCAAAAGGGCGCTTTAGGTGCCACTAGCAGTTATTGAATATAAATACTGAGGGCCTAATAAGCCCTTTGTTTGAAAGGAAAAGAAATGAAAAAACAAAAAGCACAACCACAAGATAACGTATGGGACACTCCCATTGAACCTACTGATACGACTGATGAAGTATACGCAGAAAAAGTAGAAGAAATCGTTAAAACAACTAAACCTAAAAAGTCAGTATCTATAGCTGAATTTGACTTAGAAGGCTTGATGACTGACTTCCCAACAGCAACAGAACTTGAACGTTTTGTATACGACCAACGAGGCATTGTTCTCAACTTAAAAGGTCGTGCTAACAAATTAAAGTATCAAGTTGCTATGGACGTTCTTAATGGCGAAGAAGTTGACAGTATCTTTTTAGGATCTGACAACCCATACATTGACAAAACTGAACTTGTCCCCATTGACCCAATCAAGCCAACCCCAGCACGTGATAAGAGTTTGCCTCCACAAAGTGATATTCAAAACACATTCTATGTGCCTACATTCCCTCATCCAGATGAAGAAGCACGTGCAAAAGATATGAAGTGTCATATGATTTTTAGAAAGTACAAGAATGGTACAATCAGTTATGAAATCTTAGGTCCTTTGCAAGAGCGTCCATATGGTGAGAAGATTGACAAATTTGGTCGTAATCGTCCAGAAGTTATTAAATGGTTTGATCCACGTACAGGCGAACAAACTGCTCAACGTGAAGATGGTACGTTGACTCCACAAGGTAAAAGATTACGTGCAACTATGCAGACATATCGTGTTAACAGAAGCAATCAGTGGGACGTATGGGTTGACCGTGAATTCGTTACATTGAATGAAGGTGTTGCACATAATCCTTGGGACATTTCAAAATGAACGCAAGAGACCATGAAATAAAGCAAGCACAAGAGCAAACTAGAGTTAATGACACATTGATTTTACAAAAGATTAATGCTAGTCATCGTGTTGCTTTTAATGAAAAGTTTCCTGGTCAACTAGAACACATTTTACGCTTACTAACTGAACGATTACAGATTGGTTTGGATAAGCGTGATAATGTGTTACTAGAAGATCCTAAATCGTGGAAATTATCAACAACTGAATTAAAAGATTTGGCTCAATCAATTGAAGCTATCTATTATATTCGCAAAGATTTAAAGAATTAATATGCTTGGCGAAGACGTATTAATGGCTAGAGCATTGCGCTGGTCTGTTGATAAGCACAATCTTACTATTGACAGTTTAAAAACTATACCAGGTCCATTAAAGAATAAGTTAATGGATCTGAGTATAACTGTATCTGAAGATATGAGATACAATCAACTGAAATACTTTAGACCATTTGAACATCAACTAACATTCTTTAAAACTGGAACTAGCGAACGTAGAGGTATTCTGGCAGCTAACCGTATTGGTAAAACTGTTAGTACCTGTTATGAAACAGCAATGCACTTAACTGGAATATATCCTGATTGGTGGGAAGGACACAGATTTAATGGTCCTATCACAGCAATGGTTGCAGGTGAAGGTTGGAGTCAGGTAGCACTGGTATTACAAAATGAATTATTGGGTACACAAGATGTTAAAATTACTGAGAACTTGGGATCTGGTGCCATCCCGAAAGACCGTATTATTACTGCTACTATGCGTAATGACGGAGCTAATTGCATTGGTTGCGAAATTAAACATTCCACCGGGGGTAATAGTTACCTCTTGTTTGCTAACTATACGCAGGAAGTAAGACAGTTACAAGGTTTTAAATTAAACTTAGCTGTGTTTGACGAGCAACCACCAGATGACTTCTTTAGTGAAATTGTAACACGTACTGCTACAACACAAGGTAAAGTTCTTTGTTCTTTTACACCATTAAAGGGTTTAAACGGATTAGTTAGTAAGTTCTGGAACAAAGAAGAGGGCTACGAATATATTCGTGTTAGTTGGGATAATGTACCTGAGTACGATCCATGGGGCTTGCCATTTTTGTTAAACGAAACAAGACGACAACTAGAACGAGATTACTTGCCACATGAACGTGAAGCACGTATTGCTGGTAAACCTGTTATGGGTAAAGGTGCTGTGTTTCAACTTAACAACTGGCCTACGTACAAAACAGGTGAGATTGATTTTCAACGTATGCCAAACATTCAACGTGTTATCGCACTTGACTTAGGCTTAGTTAACGACAAAACTGTTATTAGTTTAATGTATTGGGAACCATATGAAAGAACTGCTTACTTACACAAACAAATTGTGGTGCAAGGTGTGGAAGAAGCCGTACCAACTCAATACATCAATCACTTGCTCAGACCAGAAGTCTATGGAACCCCAATTGTTCTTCCGGCAGATGCTAGTACGACTGGACGATATACAATGTCGTCAAACAGTATTAGAGAGTTGTTTGAAAGTTATGAACTTAATGTGTACGAAAAAGCCATTATGAATCCGCCTGATAGTCAGGGCAGAGTTACTAATCACAAAAGTTATGGCATTAACCAAATGCGTCAGATGTTAGAAGTTGGCAGTTTAATGGTAAACGAGAACTGCACATACTTTTTGAGTGAAGCACAAAACTATTATGTAGATACACAAGGTAGATTTAGTGATCCAGATGACTGTATTGATAGTGCTAGATATGCGTTATTAGCATGTTTACAAGGTATATGTGAGCCATGGGATAATAAAACTCCACAGCAACGTATGGCTGCACAAAGAGATAGATATATTACAAGAGATGAAAGTACAAAACCAGCATGGAAAAAGAGCTATTCCCCGATATAAAAAAATCTAAATACTTGGTTACAATTGGCGAAAATCCGCCAGCAATCATGTGCGAAAAACACGCTCAAATGTTTGAAAAAATAATGACGATTGCAGAGAAACCTCATACAATTTATGAGATGGAAGACGAAGATGTTGACCAAAAATGTCAAGCATGTAATTTATTGCCAGATATAATAGACAATCAACCTCGTATTGTACTTCTGCACTGACGAAAAATCTGCTATTTTGTAAAGACTAAATAGTAGATACTTAAGGTAAAACCACGACTATGTTAGATATCAAAAATATCCCCGTTGAATTCATCAACCAAAATAGAAAAATAAACGCAAATTTCGTTCGTATGAAGAATTTGATGGATGTCAAAATGGCGTCTTATTTGCGTTATTTAGGAACAAAAAATGCCGTCAACCGAGCAAGTGATTACCATTATCTTTGCCTTGCTGTTACTGATTCAACAGCACCTGTAAACGGCATTGACTATATTCACCCATCAGTAAAGCCTGTTGTAGATTACGCTACAGCAGTTATTGCTAAAGGTTTAATGCCAAATGGCGAAATTAACTTTGACTTTGTAGCTGATACTGAAGATGACGAAATTGCCGCACGTCAAGCAACTGATATGGTCAGTTCAGTTGTCAATCAAATGAATGATCCACACTTTATATTAGAACGTTGGATCATGGATGCAAACATGCACAAAAACGGCATGATGATGATTAAGCCTATTCGTGAGCCTATCACTCGTTATATTGAAACGCAAGGCACAACAGATCAATTACGTGCGTTTGAACAACAAGCTATGGATAGCGGATTAACAACATTGCGTCAAGGCAAGCGTAGAATCAATGTTGACTTAGCTAAAGTAATGGCTGAAGTGCAACAACTAATGGGCGACCAACAAGCTGGATTTGCTCAAAGTATGCTTGATAGACATATGGAAAACTTGTCTATGGAACCAGACGAACAGCCAGACATGGATTCAATGATTGGTGATAGCGTTAACATGTTTGCAGGTAATTTAGACGAACAGCAAGCGATACTTGATGACGCAATTAATCGCAACACAATCTATCTAGCAAAATATAAATTAACTGGTTATAGCATTAACGTTAAGTTTGTACCTATTGCTCAACACTACTGGATTTGTGATCCAACTGTACCTGAAATGAAAGATCAGCCTTTCTGCGGTTACTATGATCCAATGACGATCCAAGAAGCAACCGAATTGTATCCCGGTATTGATTTAGAACAATTCCGCGAACACGCAGAATACAATATGAACGGAGCCTATCAAGCTGGATCAGTGTTGAACAACTTAGCAATTCACGCACGTGATAGTGTACCTGTTATGGGCATTCCTGTTAGTTCAGCTAGTAGTGCAGACCCAGATAGTCGTCAAGTTTCAATCGTTACTGTATGGAACAAGTATGACATTGATGGTGATGGCGAACTAGAATTAGTAGAACTAATCTATAGTGGCAGTTACATAATCTCAGCAAAAGAAGTGGAATTCATTCCGGTTGCTAATATGTGTCCAAAGCCATTACCAGGTAACTTCTATGGTATGAGTATTGCAGAATCAGTAATTCCTATGCAAGAATACAACACTAGTGCGGCACGTGCTGAAATACAATTAGGTCTATTGACAGCTACCCCACGACTAGGTGTTAAGCCAGATCGTTTAGACTTTGAAATGCTACAAGATGGCGAAGCAGCAATCTTCATTTTAGATAGCAAATTTGATCCTGCAAAAGACGTATACCAAGTACCCCCTCCAAGCGGAAACTTACAATTCTTGGAAGTTGCAATGAACCGTATACAACAGGATACAATGGCTATGGTTGGTATGACGACACCGCAAGATGTATTCAATCCTGAAGTTATGGCTGCTGGTAACAGTGGTGTCAAATTGCAACTTGCATTAACACCTAACCAAATCATACAAGACAACACAGTTAGAAACGCTGCCGAAGGTTTGCGTGAGGCACTGTGGTTAGTATGGCGAACATTGATTCAATATGGTGATGATTATGGTGTTAAGAAACTTGCACAAAAGTATCACCCAGATAAAATGCCTGAGTTCTTAGATTATAAGGCTTGGGATGATATGAACTTTTGCGATAGAAAACAGCTTCATTTAGAACTAGCACTTGGTATGATGAGCGAAGAAAACGCATTGGGTCGTTTGCAAATCATTCAAAAATGTCAAACTGATTTGTATGCTGCAACACAAGGTATGGCTCAATCAGGCACATTAACTAAAGAAATCTATCAGAAGATTAAAAAGCCATTTGCTGATACATTGTATGTGCTTGGCGTTAAAGATTGTGATATTTACTTACCTAGCGATAATGAAGTAATTCAGATGATTGAACAAGGTAAGGCTGCAATGAAAGCAAAAGAACCTACACCACAAGAGAAGAAGGATCTAAGTCAAGCCCAATTGAACGATGTTAAAGCTCAACAGATTCTTGGTGAGTTTAGTGGTCAAGATGCTGAAACGCAACTTGACTACATGGCATTAGCACAAGGCAATCCAAAAGTCTATAGTTAAAGAAGTATAAATACTTGTATAGAATGGAACAGAAATGATTAACGACGATACGACAGAATTTTATAACAACAGACTTACAGTTGATTTGAACAGTATTAAGAAACTTAGTCCTTCACAAGAGGACCGAGTTAGACATTATGGGAGCCAAGCTGAAAACTTGTTAAAAAACAGGGATTTGGCTATGTTCATACATCATTATAAGTTTGAAGTAACTGACCAATTAGCTAGTATAAGAAGTCATACTTCAGACGACAATATGCAACGAGTTGCGTTATGTAACGAACTTGCTGGCATAGATAGTTTCATTACTTCTCTGAAAAGAGCAGTATATTTGAAAAGCAGACTTGGTAACACTAACGTGCCCGAGTGAATATAGAAAGAAAATTTAAATGACAAACGAAATCAGCCCTAACAGCCCACAAGCTGCGGCCACTGAATCAAGCACAGTACCTAGTATGGAAAGTATTGCCGCTAAAATGACCGCGATGCGTGAAAACACATTGCGTAACCAAATTAGAACGGAACCAGAACAGGCTGTAACAGGTCAAGATGAGACGGCAGAATCATCAAGCCCTGTGGCGCCAGACAATCAAGTGCCAGAAGTTGATGATACTTTTATCAATGAAGAAGCAAGCGACAATTTGGAAACAGATAGCCCTAGTGATGAACAGGTAACTACTGACAGTACAAATTCTACAGCAGACGATCTAATTGACTTTTTAGAATTCGCAAATGATAACCCGAACGCTAAGTTCAAGTTCATGCGAAACGGTAAAGAAGTCATAGTTGACGCTAAGAAAGCCGCAGCCATTCTAGGACAAGGATCAGCAATACACGAAGAAGCAAGAGAACTCAAAATTCAGAGAGCTGAATTTGACGAATACTTGACTGAAACTCGTGCTCGCCAAGAAGGTTTAACTTTAGCAATGGAGTTTACCGTTGAGCCAAGAATTCAAGGTGCGTATGATGAGATTGTGAAAACACAAAATTATCAAACAACATTCCAACAACAATTGGCACAGGCAAGGGATGCTGCTAGTGTAGCAAGAATCCAAGCTAGTATGGCACAGAACGAACAATATATTCGCCAGCAACAACAGGTTATAAATCAGTTGAAGCCAGCAGTAGATGAGTTCAGACAAGTCAGAGCGCAACAAGTGACTGAACGGTTAACACAAGCTCGTAAGAGTTTCCAAGATAAAGAATTGAAGAACGAATACGTGTATAATGAAATTCGTGATAAAGTTTCAAAGTTATGGCCGCAAGCCAAAACTGAACTTATCCCTGGAGTTCAAAATATTGACTTAATCAGTAGTGATGAGAATTTACTTTCATTAGTACGTGATGGTCTTCGTTACAGAGATAAACCCTCTACTAAGAGCGCAGGTTCAAGCATGGCAGCGTTAACACAACGCCGTGGAAGTACAAGTCAAAACAGAGGTCAGAATGATGATATTGGCAAACTTCGTGAACAAGCCAAGGGCGGTGATAAAAAAGCCGCAGACAACTTACTGATGGCTCGTTTAAAGCAAATCAGAAGTGGTAGATAAAATATAGCCTATATATAAATTCAAGGAGAATAAAATGGCAGAAATTACAACCAGTCAAATTGGTAACGGTACAACAGCTTATGGTTCAGATATCGTTGTTAAAGACTTAGATTTAGATGTGTCCAACCGTGTTAAAGACGATACACCTGTATTGAACATGTGTATGAGCAAAAAGCGTAAAGTTAACTCAACATTACCATTATGGACAGATGACATTTATCGTACACCAGGGGTACAAGCGCAAGTAGAAGGCGCTACAGTTGCTACATCACAAGCAGAAAGTAACAGTCGTTACAACTTGGGTAACTATACTCAAATCTTCTCTACAGTTATTGCAAGTTCTGGTACAGCACGTGCAGTTATGCAAGCTGGTGGAGATCCTCAAGCATATCAAGAAGTCAAGCAATTGATTGAATTGATGTTTGACGTTGAACTTCAGTTGGTTCGTGCTGACCAAATTGGTACTAAGTATGCAGGTCAATCTGGAACTGCAAGTGGTCTACCTGCAGGTCAAACAGGTCGTAGAATGGGTTCATTGGCGTCTTTCGCTGGTACAATGTCTTTCAACACAACTTCAGGTACTGTAAGTGGTTTGGACACATTCAGTAACAACGAAGATACTGACAGTGCTACTCAAATCAGTAACGCATTGCGTATCTACGCTAACGGTTCGTACTTCTATTCTGGTACGTTCACTAACCAGTACTTCTCGCCTGCTCTATACAAGCAGTTGGTAACTACTGCTGAACAGCGTTACAACGCTAAGATTCGTACTGTTGTTGCTCCAACATCACTACGTACATCTTTGTCTGATAACATGCCTCAGTCTCGTGGTATTAACCGTGTTGATTCAGCACGTGGTGACACCATTAGCACTTACGAAGGTGACTTCAACTACACATACGAAATCTATGATTCTTGGATTATGGACAGCGTAGCACCGAACTCTATCTACTTCTTGAATGAAGATGTAGTTCAGTGGGGTGCGTTGCGTGATCTAGGTCCTAACAACGAAGTGTTTAGTAACGCTGACGCTAGTTTAGATCAGTTCATCATGGAAGGTACATTGATTGTACGTAACCCAGCAGGTGTTGGTATGTTGAATAACATTACTGCAGGTACTACAGCACAAGCTAGTTTGCCAGGCGCACGCCCAGCAGCCCTAGTAAGTCGTGTAAACTTCGGTGCAGGCGACGTTACACCTTAATCATTGATTATAGGGTAAAAGCACAAAAAGGCTCTTCGGAGCCTTTTTTCATTGATAATGACGTTTTTACAAATACTAAATACATATTATGAATGACAATAACCAACCAGAATACCTAGACGATAACGACCCACAAAAGAACTATGATTTCTATAGACAAGATAGTGGTGGAGTTGTAACTGAAGAAAGTGGTCTAGCAGATAGATTACTAAAAAACAACGATTTGTACAGGGCCATGAAGGGCGATTGGTCTAGAACCGAAACCGGTAAAAGCAAAAACATCATTACAACTACTGGTCGTGAAGATGGCAAGTTCTACATTAAACGTGAACAATTAAACATTAAGCGAATACTTGAAGACGTAAAGAACTATCGTCATGCCGCAGAAATGGGAATTCCAGACCCATTAGCTCCATTAATGCCCGATGGTACATTGGGTTTCAAATGGATGGAACTTCCTAAAGTTATTAGTATTCGTATATCAGATCAATATTTTGGTGG